AAAAAGACTCATTGTGAACATGCCCCCGAGGCATACGAAGTCAGAATTTGCATCTAACTACCTACCCGCTTGGATGATTGGAAAAAATCCAAAATTAAAAATAATTCAAGCGACCCACACCGCAGAACTAGCAGTACGTTTTGGAAGAAAAGCCAAACACGTTATTGATTCTAATGAATACAAAGAAATTTTTGATACTTCTTTACAAGAAGATTCAAAAGCTGCCGGAAGATGGGAGACTGCTCAAGGCGGAGAGTACTTCGCGGTCGGTGTTGGAGGTGCCATGACAGGAAGAGGTGCTGACCTACTCATCATTGATGATCCACACAAAGAAAAAGATATGTTGAGTAAAGATTCTTTTGACCGAGCTTACGAATGGTACACTTCAGGACCACGACAGCGTCTACAACCAGGTGGTAGAATCATTTTGGTTATGACTCGTTGGTCCACGAAAGATTTAACAGGAAGATTAATGCAAGCGCAGAAGGATGTGAAGGGTGATGAGTGGGAAGTTGTAGAATTTCCAGCGATCTTACCTAATGACAAACCGGTTTGGCCAGAATATTGGAAACGAGATGAACTGGAAGCTGTTAAAGCTTCAATCAGTATTGGAAAATGGAATGCGCAGTACATGCAATCACCTACTTCAGAAGAAGGAGCTATTATTAAACGAGATTGGTGGAGAAATTGGAAATATAAGGAACCTCCAAAATGTATATTCACTATTCAGTCGTATGATACCGCATTTATGAAAAAAGAAACGGCCGATTACTCGGCTATTACTACTTGGGGTGTTTTTGAAACGGAAGATGGAGGACAAAACGTAATTTTGTTGAATGCTTTTAAAGATCGGTACGAGTTCCCCGAACTTCGAAGAAAAGCTCAAGAAGAATATCTTTACTGGCGTCCGGATATCGTCTTGATCGAGGCCAAGGCATCAGGGATTCCTCTGACGCACGAGTTAAGACAAATGGATATCCCTGTTATTAACTTTACGCCGTCAAAAGGAAATGATAAGCATGTAAGAGTGAATTCGATTGCCCCGCTTTTCGAAGCAGGAAAGATTTGGGCTCCGAAACACGAACATTTTGCACAAGAAGTAATTGAGGAGTGTGCAGCGTTTCCTCATGGTGATTATGATGACTATGTGGACTCAACAACCCAAGCCATTATGCGTTTGAGAGGTGGAGCTTTCGTTGGACACCCTGAAGATTACAAAGATGAAAAAATTGAACGAGGCAATGTAAGCTATTATGGCTAGAAGATTTACAATACAATTATTAATGGATTTGGCATCTCAAATTGGAGCCAATCCTGCTAAAGCAGTTTCTCGATCCAATATCAGTTTTTTGGGAAAAGGACCTGTGAAGAATCCCTTGTTCCAGCGCCCTTTGCCCGGACTCGAGAACGCAACCGAAGCGAATCTTGGAAAACCTGAAGCGTTATTCAAGGCTGTTGAAGATGCAGTCGGTTGGGCGAAAGACGGCAAACTGAATAGCATTCAAACAGAAATTTTAGGACATAATCTTTTAGGTATTAAAAATATTGTTAAGCCCCCTCCAGCACCGGTTTTACCGAGCGCAAGCGTCACACCGATTCGTTCAGGGATCACGACTCTTAAAAGCAATGACATTGGAGCTGGACAAAGAAGTTATAATAAACTTACGGGACTCAATAGACCTCGTGAAGTTAAGTCCATGCTCCCGGAACCAGGGCCCGGGGATATGGGAGTGATGCGAGGCGTCCTTGATCAACAAACCGGAATGTCCCGAGCCATTGCTAGAAATCTTTTATTAAAAGATACCAGACTGAAGTTGAATCCTGAAGATTTGTTTATGTTGAAGGAAGGAAAAGGCGAACCTTTAGACATGATGAAAAAGTATTATGGAGAGAGTATGTTGAAGTATGATGACTTCTTAAATCAAGTCGATATCACCGCAGCCCGTCCTGATGAGTTTGCAGAAATGATTTTAAAAAATGTTGAACTCGTTCCTCAATTTGCAAGAGGTGGTCTTGCTCGGGTATTGGAGTTATAATGGCAATTACTTTATATGATACACTAGGAAGAAGAAAAGGAATGCAATTTCCCCCATGGATGGAAGCCGTTGCAAAAAAGATTCTAGAATATAATAAAACTAAAGATCCTAAAGTATTTATTAGTCGATCAACAAGACAACTGGAACCGGGTTCTCCGACACTAAAACTAGAAGGGTTTTTAGATCAAAATCAAGCTAAACACTTTGCTAAGGCTACTGATCAGCAGATTGCATGGTTGGCTGAAAAAACGGGAGTGAGTCCAACGGTTATTAAAAATGCTCAAACTAAATATAACGCCCTTTCAGCAAGTGAAAGACGTTCACCAGTTGCAACCGAAGGTCAGTTAAGAGCTTTTAATAAAAGAACAGCGATTCAACAAGATATTTTAAAACAAATTGATAATAAAGGTATTACTTCTAAAGAGATTGCTAAAAATTTAGGCATGAGTCATAAAAAACTTCTTAAAGAAAGCGAAAAGCTTTTTAAAAATATTTATGACCAAAAATATTTCCATAATAGCGGAAAAGCTTTTACTTCAACTTATTTACCCCACTCGATTTCAGGATTAAATACAGCTTTAGATAAATTATGGAAAGTAAAAGGATTTGGAGCTCCTGAAGCTCAAACGTGGTTTAGATTAGTTCGAGATGCTAGAGAAGCAGGCAGACTGACTGCTGATCAATATAAAAAAGCAACTTCAGATGTTAAAAATTTTTATGACATGAAAAATGTCATTCAGAAAAAATATCCAAGTGTTATATTAAATTTAGACCATCCTTTATCTCGTGGAACTTTAACGACGTTAAATGCTAAGGGAGAAAAATTTTTAACGGGTATTCCAACTACGCAACGTTTCAATATAGGCATTAAAGAAAGATTAGATGTTAAATATAGAGATGCTATAAGGGACGTTAGGAAAGGTATTTCTGGCGCTGCGGAAAAGAAAGCTGCTTTAGAGACTTTAGCTAAAGATTTAAAAATTGATATTGGAGAAGTAAGTAAAACCGGCAAGAAGATAATTAGCACAGGTCAAGATAGTATTATATTAGGAAAAGCCCCTCTTGGAGAAAGTATTGTCAAAGGTTTAGAAAAACAAAACGTACTCGCTAAAAATATAAAGAATGTTAACCCTGAACTTTTAGAAGCGGCTGGGATGGATCAATATTTTAAAAAGGCTAAGCTACCAGAAATTCCTGCTCGAACAATTGAAGGGATCAAGAAACTTTTTAATTCAGGAAAATATGATTTTCAAAAGAATGTTGCTGTTGCATTACAGTGTCCTATTCCGAAGGCTGAGGGAGGACGAATTGGTTATGCCTTAGGAAGTGCAACTATAAACTGTGTTAATACAAAATTAACTAACGAACCGGTTCAATCTTCTTTAAAATTAAAAGCTGCAGAAGGAGTTGGTAAAATTAGAGGGGCAGCAACAACCTTTTTAGGAATGTTGGGTAGAGGCGGAGTGAAAGCTGCGCCCTATGCCGCACTGGCTGCGGTAGGAGCAGCGGCAGAACCGCTAGTGAAACAATTTGTAATCGATGATCCTAATACTTATTTAACAAACGAAAATCAACAGAAAGGAATGCTTCTTTCATTACTTGAAAGAGAACCTGCCAAAGTTGATGAAGAAATTTTAAAATATACCGTCCCGACAGGAGCAGCAGCGACATTAGCAGGCGCGGTCCCCGGTGCCGGAGAACTGTACAAACAACGAAGAGCCATTCGTCCAGATAAATTGATAGGGCCTATGGAAAAAGGAGTGGGTCCAACGCGAGCAGCTCTGGGTGTTAGTGGGGTGTTAGGAAAAGCTGTGGGGGCTACTTTTTCTCCCTTAGCGGTAGCAGCCACTTTACCTATAAGCGTAGCAGCGCAAAGAGAAGGCGGAACTGATTATGGCGACATTGCAACAGATCCTATGAATTGGGTGGGCCCCGCGTTCGCGAGTGCGGGATCAGATATAGCCTCTAAAGGAATTAAGAATCCTCTGTTATTAAAAGCTTTAAGATTAGGAATGAGTCCGAGAACTTTAATGTTAGGTTCTAGATTCTTAGGATTACCTGGATTAGCTCTGACAGGAGGAATGTGGGCTTATGACAAATGGAAGAAGGGTCAAGTTGAAAAAGATGAGGAATTCAGAATGAGGAGATATAGAGATGATGAAGATGAATAAGACGCTCGTTAAAAATATGAAGGATGTAAAATGGAGAGCGATCCCTCCTTTAAAGGGCCCTGATTCACAAGGGTTGAATAACACTTTAAAACAGGTTAAGAATGTGATAAATTCGGGAGATAAAGCAAATGGCAAAAAAAGATAGTATCGACAAGGCTCTACCGAACGTAGACCCCGAAGTCGTATTACCAGAAGATCAGATCGTCGTAACGGAAGAAGATAAACTTTCAGAAGTCACACCTGAAGGTGCTGAAGTTGTTATGGACGAAGAAGGCGGAGCAACCGTTGATTTTGATCCTAATGTTCAACCTCAAGGAGGCATGGAACATGGCGCCAATTTAGCAGAAGAATTAGAGAATACCACGCTCGGAAGACTCGGATCCGAATTAAATGAAAATTACATGCAATACAAAGCTTCCCGAAAAGAATGGGAAGATAGTTATACTAAAGGTTTAGACCTTTTGGGTTTCAAGTATGTCAACCCGACACAACCGTTTCAAGGAGCAAGTGGTGCAACGCACCCCGTGCTCGCAGAAGCGGTGACACAGTTTCAAGCACAAGCTTATAAAGAATTACTTCCTGCCATGGGTCCGGTACGGACTCAAGTTTTAGGAAGACCTAGCCGTGAAAAAGACGACCAAGCGGTTAGAGTAAAAAATTTCATGAACTATCAGCTCATGGATGTGATGAAAGAGTATGAACCCGAATTTGATCAAATGCTTTTTTATCTCCCTCTTAGCGGCTCTTCATTCAAAAAAGTTTATTACGATGAACTTCTTGGAAGAGCCGTATCTAAATTTATACCCGCTGATGATTTAATTGTCCCGTACACGGCTACCTCATTAGCCGATGCGGAGGCAGTTATGCATGTCATTAAAATGTCTGAAAATGATTTAAGAAAAAATCAAGTGAACGGCTTTTATCGAGATGTAGAATTGAAACCTGGGTATGATCAAGAAACTGAAGTTGAGAAAAAAGAGAGACAACTAGAAGGAATTAAAAAAACAAGAGATGAAGATATGTTCACGCTCATCGAATGTCATGTTAATTTAGATCTAGAAGGTTTTGAAGATGTAGGTCCCGATGGAGAACCTACAGGAATTAAACTTCCATACATCGTAACGATTGAAAGTAATTCCAGAAATGTTTTGTCTATTAGAAGAAACTATAAACAAGACGATCCATTAAAAAACAAAATACAATATTTCGTTCATTTTAAATTTTTACCTGGCCTAGGTTTTTATGGCTTTGGATTAATTCATATGATTGGCGGATTAAGTCGTACAGCAACGACAGCTCTTCGTCAGTTATTAGATGCAGGAACTTTAAGTAACTTACCTGCAGGATTTAAACAACGAGGAATACGAGTAAGAGACGAGGCCCAAGCAATACAGCCCGGCGAATTTAGAGATGTCGACGCACCTGGTGGAAATATCAGAGATGCATTTATGACTCTACCTTTCAAAGAACCATCACAGACTTTATTGTCTTTGATGGGAATTGTTGTCCAAGCAGGACAAAGATTTGCCGCCATCGCTGATATGCAGGTCGGAGACGGCAACCAGCAGGCCGCTGTTGGGACGACTATTGCTCTCTTAGAACGTGGTTCAAGGGTCATGTCAGCGATTCACAAACGATTGTTTGTGGGGCTTAAACAAGAGTTTCAATTGTTAGCTGGCGTATTTAAAACTTACCTACCTCCAGAATATCCTTATGATGTTGTTGGAGCTCAAAGAAATATTAAGGTCGCAGACTTTGATGATCGAATAGATATTATTCCCGTAGCGGATCCTAATATTTTTTCTCAGTCTCAAAGAATATCTATGGCCCAAACTCAATTACAATTAGCAATGGCTAATCCACAACTCCATAATTTATACGAAGCGTTTCGTACCATGTACCAAGCGATCGGAGTTAAGGATATTAATAAAATTTTACCCCCACCGCCTCAACCGAGTCCACTCGATCCAGCGGTAGAAAATATTATGGCTTTATCATCAAAACCTTTCCAAGCTTTTAAAGGTCAAGATCATCAAGCTCATATTACTTCACACTTAGCTTTCATGTCTTCGAATTTAGCAAGAAACAATCCGATGATTTTAGGAGCTTTAGAGAAAAACTGTTTTGAACACATCTCCATGATGGCTCAAGAACAAATTGAAGTAGAATTTAGAGAAGAGATGATGCAGCTACAACAAATGCAACAGATGGCTCAACAAAATCCTCAGATGCAGCAGAATCCACAATTCCAACAACAGATTATGCAGATCTCTATGCAAGTAGAGTCTAGAAAAGCAAAACTTATCTCTGAAATGATGATAGAGTTTAAAGATGAAGAATTAAAGATTATGGGTCAATTTGGAAATGATCCTATTGCTAAACTTAAAGCAAGAGAACTTGATTTAAGAGCAATGGATGATTCTGTTAAACGAGAACAAGCTCAGGAGAAGATTAACATGGATAGATCCAAACAACTTATGGGTCAACAGCAATTTGATGAAAAACTAGAACAAAATGAAGATTTAGCTGAATTAAGAGCAGAAACTTCATTAACTAAACAAATGATGTCTCAAGAAGCTAAAATGCAACAAGATAGAATGAAACAAAGAGACGTTAAGATCTTGAAAGGTCCTAGAAGATAGGATACAAACTAATAAGGAGAAAAATATGACAAAAACAGAAGTAGGATATCCAGACGGTGGAAAAAAATACGAAGGTGCTGAAAAGAACTTTGGTAATGATCCTCGTTCGGAAATCGTAAACAACCAAGACAGACCTGTCAATCAGATTGACAAAGGAACAAAGGTTACTGTTAAGGGCGTAGGCAAAGCTAGAAAACAAACCGCAACTTGGTTCTAATATGGCTTGGTTCGGCTTAGCAAAAATTGCACTACAAGCTGGAAGCAAGATATATGCCAATCGTCAGAAGACGAAAATGGCTATGTCTGATGCACAGCTTATGCATGCACAGCGTATGGCCTCGGGTGAGGAATCTTACCAG